CACACTAAAGCCTACACCTGTTCCGCATAACAGAATATACATAGCCTCATCGAAGGCTTTGGGATCATCAATGGGCAGGTATGAACAGTTATAGCCTGCAATGTTCTGACGTTCCAGTGCATCACCAGCTGTCATGATGCTACGCATTGAAGGCATCACTTCTAAGTTAGTCACAGCATTCTGCAGTTCGTTACGCAGTGGTTGTGTCAGTGTGTAGCTATGCTTCTCTTGCAAGTGCTTAGTCATGAAGTCAAAATATCGTGCCACAGTCTCAGGCCAGTGCTCTCTCCGGCCTTTATCATCCAAGTAGCGAGAGTAGCGACTCTTGCCAATGTACTCTTGGTATGGTGTCATAGTAGTTGTCATTAGTCTAGTTCCTT